TAGTTGATATTGTCATAAATTTTCTTTATTTTTTTACTGACCCAGTATCCAGAACTAGTATATACTAGTATCTAGTATTACAGTAATAAATACTAGAACTATAAAATACTAGAAAAAATTAATACTAGAATAGAAAAATACTAGAATAGAAAAATACTAGAATAGAAAATACTAGTATCATACTAGTAAGGAAATTTCACAAAAAAAGGCGGATATTAACCCGCCCTTTTTTGAATAAACCCACTCTTAAATTATATGTTTTCGAATGATGCTCCTGTTGGTGTGATAATGAATTCAATATCAATGAACTCAAGTGCTCTGGTTGGTTTGATATAAATCTTTCCTCTTAATGTGTTGGAATCATAATCTTCAGGATCGTTTGATACCGTAACACGGAAATCATACAAACCTCTTTCTTTTTTGATTGCTTCAAGAATAGGATTAACAAGTCTCAAAAATTCATTTCTTACTTGTTCATCGTTTTGCTCAAATAACAATCTTACAGATACAGCTGAAATAAGTTTTCTGGCTCTTAATAAAAGCCTTCTTACATTAATTCTGTCAAGTGCCGACTCCCTTACCTGAAGTGTTTTATTACCCCAAATAATTGTTCCTGTATCAGAAAATGTTGCAATTGGATTGATTCTATTCTTATAAAGAAGGTCTCTATCATCAAGAGTTAATTTTTTCAACGCCTTAATGGATGTTACAAGGCCTCTGGAATATCCAGCGACTGCAAACCACGGATATGATACATTATCAGTCAACGCAATATTTTTAACTACTTCACCAGTTGGTGGAATATAAAGTTGTGTTGAATTTTCTGTATCTCTTATTTGTATCCACGGCCAGTATGTCGCGGAATAATTACTGTCCAATGCGGCGCTATCTAAATCATCAACTGCTTCATCTGCTGTTGCGTCATTTGGTGAATTGATAATGTATAGTGAGTCCGCCCTGTCATTTTCAATCATTTCAATGGCTGCTACTGTTAATGAATTATGGTCAAAGAAATTAATACCTGGCGTTGCAAATACATTAATATCTACAGCTTCTGGATTTGAATAAGTTTCAATTCCTTGTAGATATGCGTAATAATCTGAATTCCCAACTAGTTTATTAAATACCCCACCATTATCAGTATTGCCAGAAATGTAATTCTTTTTACCGAATACATACCCGTCACCGAATGTTCTTACATTTCTATAAATGTCCCAACCGTCATACCCACCACAAGCAGCAAAAGTGAATTTACGATAATATATAGTGTCTAGCATACCCTTATCAGTACCTTCTAAATCATACGGTGTAGTTTCATATGCATATCCAGTTTGTGTACTACCTGTTATTGTTGCTGCGTTTACTGATAAATGGAAACCCAATGTTGTTTGTGTGGCACCAGTTCCTTTAAATTTGAATAAGTCAGTATCATATCCTATTGATGAAGATAAACCTAAAGATACTCTTTTGTATCTATCTGCTTGCCCAGCTAATACAGGCTCCCCAAATGCATCGTAATCACCAGTTTCATCGCCAGCAACATAATATTTTGTTTTATATTGAATACCACCAAGATAATATTGGTCACTATCTAATTTATCGGTTGTGAATCCTTTAAATCCTGCTGGTATTGCATCCGTTGGATGATCTTTAACTAATTCCAAAAAGATGTATTTTGATTTTAGTTCATATTCCCCGTCAACAGTCCCAATTTTGCGACCAATATAACCTGGAAGCGATGTATCCATTGTACATCTACCAAATTTTTCAAGAACAACCATATTATCATCAGTATCGTTGAAATCACGAACTAATACATCAAATTCAAGTTGATCTAAATCGATATTTTGAATTGTTACTTTAACTTGGAAATTAGCCATATCACCATCGGAAATTGTAAAGATTTGGAATAAATCTGCTACAGCACCACCACGAACTTCTGATACTACCATTGGTGTTGATGGAGTATCCCAATCAGTCATATAATCTGTTCCAACTGAGTGATAAACAATAGATGTATCTAAACCAGCAACTAATCCACTATCGAATAATTTTTTCAATAATGTTGGATAAACTTCAAATACATATAATGGGAAATCATCGTAATCTTTGTCATAAACATCAACACCAAGAACTTTTGAAATATATTTTGTCGATGTTGTATCTAATGAACAAGTATATGTCTTAACTTGGTTATTATATGTGGTCATATTAACCGTAAATTCGGCTAACGGATTAGATGCCAAATCTGTTGATGTAATAGTGAACCCAGTATTACCAGTAATCATAAGTGTTAAAACTTCACCAACATAATGACCTCTTGACCTTAATTCTGCAACGACTAACCCATCATACACATTTCGTGCTGCGTCATATTCTATTCTTGTAACATCAAATCGTGTTGTACCACTATTATAAACAAACAAATATGAATATAATTTTCCAGCACCAGAATCATAATAATAATTGTACCAGTTTTGATTTGTATAACTACCAATAGGACTTACAACTTCATCACCTGTTAATATTGATGTATATCCTGTTGGTACTAATCCAATAGTAAACCAATCGTTATGTACATATGGCCCAGCGGTTTGATAATTAATAATAAAATCAGTTACACTATCACCACTTGTAGCAGTTTTTCCTGATAATTCAGCATATATTGTACTTCCCGTTGCGCCAGTTGATGTTGGTATAAATGTTACACCAGTTGTTTCTGTATATGTTGCAGCAGTGTATGCAACACCACCAATTGTTTTAAGACCAAAAGTTTTGTACGGCTTATATCCAGTTAATCCAAGAATTCTTGTCACAAATAACTGATTGGATTCTTGTAAATATGATTTAGCAACATATGCTAGTTCATATTTTGGATTGCCGTCACCGTCCTTTGCAGGATTTGTTGTACCGAAATAAGTTCTGAATTCGTCAAAATCAGTTATTAATACAGGTTCAAAGGCCGGGCCTTTTGTTGTTTCCCCAACTAAACCTAATGTCGTTACACCGACGCTTTGTGCAACAAAAGTTAAATCTTTTTCAGATGTATACACACCCGGAGATACGAATACTTTGTTTGAGTTTGCCATTGATTATAATATTTAAGTTTTTTTATTCTTATTCTATAAATATCTGAGATTTAATCAAAGATTTGTTGAATAATAAGTTAAAAGATAGTATTTTATCTATATTTATCTTAAAAGATAATTGTATATGAATACGACATATAAGAATGTGAAAATTAGTAAGAAACATCACGAGATTCTTAAATCACATTGCGAGAAAAATGGATTGAAAATTTATAAAGTAATCGAAAAATGGATAGAAGTTAATTGTAAACCATTAAAAAAAGATTTATATGACGAGGGTTAATAAAAATACGCAACGCCAATTACTGACCCTAATAATGGATTTGTTAATAAAGTAATTTCATTACTTCCAGTTACATTATACATAAGTCCAGCAATGTCAACAAGTCCATTTATTTCAAAATAAATAATACTATCAATAGGATTTGCAGTATTAAAAACCAATGTAGAACCATCATATGTAAAATACTCGTGAGTCAAACTAACAATATTTCCATAATTATTAATAAGATATCCTTGTCTTTTAGGATAATAAGCAATTATAATATCATCACCAGTTAAAGGAGCGACAGCAAATGTAATATTTGATGTACCTGCAATGTGAAAAAAGTCTACATCCCTTCGTTGTATATCACCATTTATAGCAACATAAAACAATGTTCCAATTGGCTCACCAACACTAAATAAGGTTTGTGTACTATTTCCTGTATAATTTACAATAGTGATTTTAACACCATTATCAACAATGGTCTTCGTTGTCGGGGTGTCCATAATTTCATAAACCAAAAGAGCTCTATTAATTGCTGGAGTTACTTCAAATTCTTCCTCGTCAATTAAAAACCCTAACATTACAAATTCGTATGTTTGTATATAAAATCTACGACCATCCATAGATTCAATTGGAGAATTGTCGTTTATTTTTTCCAATATAATAGGAACATAATGACCTTTTACTTTCGTGTATGCTTGTCGTGATGAAAATTTTTGTAAAACTATCTTATTAAATCTATTTAAATCCCTAATTTTATTACAAATTATATTAACTTCAAATGTAATATCAACAGCTACGGGTTGGGGTATTTTATAAACATCCG